ACGTCCAGGAACTGCGTCTGCTCAGGAGACAGAGCGAGAGGACGGAACTCCGCACCCTCAGTCAGTACCGCCACAGAGCCAGCGTTCTCCTGCCCGCTATGCAACCGATCCCAGGACCGCCGCAGCATATCAGTGCCCACCTCAGAGAGGTTACCAGGGACACCGATAAAGCCAGAAGGAAGAGAAGCGTTCTCAAAGTAGCTAGAGCCGTACTCCTGCGCCGCCAGGCCCGTGCCCAGCGTAGACGCAGCATACGTAATCGGATCAACGCCCTCAAGCGCACCCGGAAGCGTCAGGCCCCGAACATGTAGGACGTCCTCCGCCGTGTACCGCTTATCGCCCACCTCGTAGACCACGAACGCACCTTGACGCTTAACTGTCACAGTGTCAGGATCCACAACTTCCAGACCCTCAACCCGATTGAAATCACCACGCACCACGAAGATATACGCATTACCCCGAAGGAGCAAGCTAACAAGCGCCTGAGAAATGAGATCCTGCGTCGTGAGGTTCAACCCCCGATTAGCCATCCGCAACCACTCAGGCTGTGTCTTAGCCTCTTCACTCCAACCGCCCGCAGTCTCCTGGAAAGCCGCCACCGGAAGCGACGCCAAACCCTCAGAGATCAGACGCACAGAAGCGTACACCGCCATGATAGAAAGCGCAGACTCCTCGTTAACAACCTGCCCAGCCTTAGTACCCGAGAAGAACAGATCGTCATTCAGATCCCAGCTTCTAGCCTCGTTGCCACGAAGGACATTCATGATAGAGCGAAAGTTCATGAGCCCTCCAGGGATCAGAGTAAAATCATCCGTGCTTCGGGCTCTTCGTTCTCACGATAGGCCACCGCACGATGATGAGCAATCACAGCAGCGATTGCAAGGTCAATCTTCTTACTAGACATCTTGTGATCCTTCGTGATACGCCCGCCACGAGCGTCCTCCTTCAGGATAGCGTTACCCATATGCCGAGCCAGCGCCACATCACCATCATGCGACAGCGTGCCGTCCACCACAGCAGAGTAAAACGCCGTAGTAGCAGGAATCATACGAGCAGGTGAGTTAGTTGGATACTCCACAATCGGAATACCCTCCTCCGCAAGCTCCATCAGAGACTGCTCAAAACGGTACGGATCAGCAGCAAGCTCACGCAAATGAAAGCGCCGAGCCTGCGCACGGATCACACTCTTCACGTCCTCGATAGGAGTACGGTAATGAGGATCATTCGGTGGGCACTCCCAGTGACCAAGCACCTCCATATGGAGATCGCTCAGCCGACAACCTACCAGAGCCGTACTGTCACCCTTCCAGGCACCGTCGAACCCCATAACGATCTCATCCCCGTCAGCCAGACGAGCATCAGACTCACGCTGCGCCCACACACCATTAGGAAGCCACGCAGACTCAGAAGCCGTCCACCCATTCAGCCGGTAACGGATAAACGCAGCATTCCCCTGCGTACGATGAGCGTTAGACCGCATGTCATCATAGTTGATGAACGTAGCAGGATTCCACTTACGCCAGTTGTCCTCATCCAGAGGATCAAACTCCTCGTCATCGTCAGGCCCGTACCAAGTGATACCCATAAACGGATCGTCAGCCTCGCCCGAGCGCACACGCTTACCATGAGCGTACAACTTGCCCAGAGGAGACTCAGAGTCAAAACCAGCCGTAGTGATCGTCAACACGAGAGGCTCATTACGAGCACCCGAGCCCATAGTCATAGCATCGTAGAGATCCATAGTCTTGTGCACGTGCAACTCGTCAACAATCACGAACGAAGGGTTAAGCCCCTGCTGAAGCCCAGCATCAGCCGACACAGCCTTATACTTACCGTTGTTAAGGTTGCACAGGATCTCGTTACGGTACACCGTACACACGTCCAGCAGATCAGGAGACGCCTCCACCATCCGCTTAGCCTCCGTGAACACCAGCCGAGCCTGCTCACGGTCGCCCGCAGCAGAATACACCTCAGGCCCACTGTCAGCCGTGTCCGCAATCAGATGATACAACGCCAAAGCAGCACCTAGCTGAGATTTACCGTTCTTACGAGGCAACCCCAGCAGGTAGGCACGATGCTTACGCTTCCCACCCTCTCCAACCCTGTAAATGTCGTGTATAACGTCCTTTTGCCACTGTTCCAGCAGGAACGGAGCACCTAGATGGCTCTTACCGAGCACTAGAAACGTCTCGATAAAGCGCACAACGTGAGCCCCTTTAGACTCACCCTCAGTTATAGGAAGGATCATAGTGCGCCCCCCCTCAGAGGCTAATTACGAGACGCCTTGAACAGTGGAAGCCGCCCACGCCGAGCCGTTCCATACCTTCTGCACGACAGGATCCCACGAGGAACCGCCCCACATACGAGTCACATAGCCCACAGGCCCGCCGCCAGCCACCAGAAACTCAGCGATAGCAAACGCACGATGCAGCGATACTGCCGTGTACCCGAACGCCTCAGAGCCGCCAGCAGCGATCTCATACGACGCACGACGGTGCCTGCTGCTCGCATTAACAGCAAAATTCGTCTGTCCCGCAAACTCCGCAACCGTATCAGTCCAGTTCCACACCCCACCCATCACCATCAACGAGTCAGCAGAAGCGTCACGAGTCTCCTGAGGATCCGCCCCAGACGCAGCAGAACTACCACCCGTCCACGTAGGCCCACCTGCCGCTACACCCGTAACAGCAAGGACGCCAATCTGAACGAAACCCATATTACCGCCGTACTCGACAGTAACATCATACGTGCCAACATTCGGTGAGTCAAGATACCAGATGGAAGCAGCCACGTGCCCGCCATGATCCTGCACCACAGCCTCAGTGAACGCCTGCCCGTCACGCTCCACAGCAGACACGATACGGTCAGCGTCTGTGGTATCACGGCACATGAACGTCACGATAAGCTTGTCGCCCGCCACAGTGACCACATCGTCACACGTAGACGTAGAGCCCGAAGTAGCTTGAGAACTATACGTCCGTACAACCGCAGGCAGGTCAGCAGGCTTGAGCGCAACCGCCGCAGAAAGCCACAGGTCCAGATCATTAGTACCAGTGTCCTCAGCCGAAATTGCGCCCGCAGACGCCGCATCACGACGGTACACCGCAGAGTAGCCAGTATCAAACGCAGACGTGGTAGTCCAGTTCGACACAGCCCCAAGACCGCCGCCGCTGTAGTTCCACTCAGTCACGAACCCGCTAACCGCACAGTCAGCCACCGTGGTAGTAAGCCCAGGAATGAACACGTCAATTGGCGACGGAGGGATCTTGTCAGAATCCGTGGCATACGCATCCACAGGAGCGGACGTATTCACCCCACGCCACGACTCCACAGAGAGGATGAAATAGACGTCCTCGAAACCAGACACCGTGAACTCAGTAGCAGACTCAGAAGCACCAGCGACCTTCCAGAAGCCGCACAGCGTCATCTTATCGCTCTGGTCAACATGCTCGTAAGCAAAACGAGTCCAGCCCGCAGGAGTCACGAAACAATCAGCCGTGCTGTGCCCATACGCCGCAGCCCACGCAACCATAACGTCACCCTCAACAGTGCCAGTCGGCACCGCCACCTCGTTAGTATACGACGGATCGTCAACATTATCGTTCTGTGCTACGAAGATAGGAAGAGTCACGAGTTATCAATCCAGATGTCGTCGTCAGTGTCTGCATTCGTAGGCTCAACGGAGCCCACCCAAACTACATGCGTGTAGCCCGTAGGCCGAGCCGTGGACGCCGTAGCGCCATGAAACTCGTACACGGTATTAGAATCCGTACCATCAGCCCCAGCAGCACCTGTAGCACCAGCAGCACCTGTGTCTCCTGTGTCGCCCTTGAGCCCCTGCGCACCATCAGCACCATCAGCCCCAGCAGCGCCAGCAGGACCAGTATCGCCCTGGATACCCTGCACGCCCTGGATACCTTGCGGACCCGTGTCACCAGTATCGCCCTGGATACCCTGGATCCCCTGCGGCCCCGTGTCACCAGTATCGCCCTTGAGCCCCTGCGGACCTTGCGCACCATCAGCACCATCAGTACCAGCGGGACCAGTCAAGCCCTGAGGACCAGTATCACCCGTGTCACCCTTAACGCCCTGGATCCCTTGCGCACCATCAGCACCGTCAGCACCAGCGTCGCCCTGGATACCCTGGATCCCCTGGATACCCTGTGCACCATCAGCACCGTCAGCACCAGCGTCTCCCTGGATACCCTGGATCCCCTGGATCCCCTGTGCACCGTCAGCGCCAGCAGGACCAGTATCGCCCTGAGGACCAGGCACGACAGAATCAGCACCAGCGTCGCCCTGCGGACCCTGCACACCAGCAGGCCCAGCAGGACCAACATCGCCCTGAGGACCAGTCAAGCCCGTGTCACCTTGCGGACCAGGCACGACAGAATCAGCACCATCAGCCCCAGCAGGACCAGTGTCACCTTGCGGACCAGTATCACCAGCAGGCCCAGTATCGCCCTGCGGACCAGTATCACCTTGCGGACCAGGCACGACAGAATCAGCACCGTCAGAACCCGCAGGACCAGTGTCACCTTGCGGACCAGTATCACCTTGCGGACCAGTATCACCTTGCGGACCAGTATCGCCAGCAGGCCCAGTAGCACCAGTGTCACCTGTGTCACCCTTAGGACCAGGCACGACAGAATCAGCACCATCAGAACCCGCAGGACCAGTAGCGCCCGCCACACCTTGCGGACCCTGGATAGCGCCCACGTTAGTCCAGCCCTCAGAGCCGTCACTAACCCAGCCATCACCCGTATCCGACGTCACCCAAAGATCACCCTCAGAAGCACCAGCAGGAAGCGCAGCGAAATTAGCCACCGCACCCTTCAGCGCCACAGACGTACCATCAGCACCCGGCGCACCATCAGCGCCATCCGCACCATCAGCCCCAGCGTCGCCCTGCGGCCCCTGCGGACCAGTAGCGCCAGTATCGCCAGTCTCGCCCTGGATACCCTGAATACCCTGGATACCCTGCGGACCATCATCGCCCTGCGCACCAGTATCGCCAGTAGCACCAGTGTCACCCGTAGGCCCCGTATCGCCCTGCGGACCCTGCGCACCAGTATCGCCCGTGTCACCCTTCGGACCAGTCAAGCCCTGGATCCCCTGCGGCCCAGGCACGACAGAATCCGCACCATCAGCGCCATCCACACCAGCAGGCCCCTGAGGACCAGTATCGCCAGCAGGCCCAGCAGGACCAGTATCGCCCTTCTCGCCCTTCTCGCCACCACTAGGCCCAATCGGACCCTGCGGCCCCTGCGGACCGTCAGCGCCATCAGCACCCACATAGCCATCCTCGCCCTTGTCACCCTTCGGGCCCTGAGGACCAGGCTGTGGCTGTGGATTATAGCGAGGAGCAGAGTAGATAGCCATAGCAGCCTTTCAAGAGTTGATGCTTAAGAGTCAGTCTGGCCCAAGAACGCCGCCAGCTTAGATTGCCCCTCAATCTGAGACAAGCCCAAACGAAGACGAGACTCAGGAGAGAGCCCCAGTCGATCCTCAAGGCCCTGAAGCTTCTGCTCCAGACCCTCCACGAGCCGAGCCAGTGGGTGTTGCACGTCCTGCCCTTGAGATCCCGTGACCGTCCAACCCTCAGCAGCGAGGGTAGCAAGGAACGACTCACGACGAAGCGTCATGTCCACATACCGAGCGACAGTACGCACATCCGTCCTGCCGTTGTAGCCAGTACCCGCAGCTTCCCACATCTCAACCCAGATCTCCAGCCCGCCATCAGCGAACTCGTACGGAGGCTCTGGCACATTCTGCGGAAGCGTACGAGCAGGAGCCTTAGCCCCGTCCCCGTTACCACGCTTCTCAACTGTAGTCTTAGCCATGAGAGCCCGCCCAGCGTGATTACAAAAAACTTATTGCTCAGGAAACCGTACGATTTTGGGGCGTAGGAAGGAGATTGTTCGTTCTCGTTCAACTTCCAGAATCTGGAGCGTTCCGTGGGATCCACGAGGACGCCCACACCGCCAAACGAGGTAAATCAGTCGCCCACGCACCCACGCACGCACAAACAAGCGCTTAGAAGCTCGCTCATGCAGGCTCGTAGGCTGCTAGGTCACCCTCTCCCTTGCGCACATGACAAGGATGACAGAGTAGCTGTAGATTAGCAGCCGTGTCAGCACCGCCAGCGAACAGCGGCACCACATGATCCACCCGCACATCAGCCTTAGCGAACAGCACACCACACGCAGCACAGGGAGTGGAGTGGGGGAGTGCCTTGCGCACAGCAGCAGTCAGGCCAGATCTCCTGATACGATGCACCTCACAGCGTGCCTGCCCTACAGCAGTGATACGCCCGCACACCAGACAAGGACGAGGTAGCCCTAACCCCATAGCGTGTACCCCCGTACATAGCAGCGAGCCTATCCCGCCGCAGTGCTCAGGCCCGCCAGGGGTCGCCGTCGAGATGCAGTGGGATAGGCTCTGTAGAATATCGACAGATATTGCCCTGTCTACTATCTAATGTCTTTATGGATCCCCAATCTGCTCACGTTTGTGGGAAGAAATCCTACACAGGCTGAAGCGTTCCGCCACGGATCCTTCCCGGAACGCCAGCAAACCGTTATGGAATAAGGCTCATCCCGAGAATTGGGGCTGCTGCGTTCCGTGAAGCGAGGAATCCCCTGTTACTCTATAGATTTAGAGATTTTGCTAAGAAGAAATAGGTAGGTAGAACCCTTCC